TATGGAGACGGCGGGATAAATCTTATCTTGGTATATAGCTGAAAAACCTATAACTATGCGGTTTATGAGCGATTAACTTTAGAAAGAAAACTAAAGAAATAGAACTAAATTGACACGTATTTGACACGCGCAAACCTAAAAAATAACCACGTCTTAATTGACGTGGTTATCTATTTATTTAGCTTGCTAATTTTCTTTTGATATATTTTGGGTATGCTTTTTGCGGGTACAAATCGCCTTTTTTATGGTCAAGTACTACGTATCTATCATTTACCCAATATATTGCATGTCTTCCATCTGTGATTTTTATAAAGTTTTTACCTGATTCAAATACTTCTTTTACATTCAAATTTTTAAATTCTTCTTTTGTAACAAACATTTCGTTAGCTCCTTTTATTTATCTTCTTCGTTTTCAAGTGATCTTTGATAGTTATAAAGTTTTTCTGCAGAATCAAAACTTAATTTTTCAACCGTTCTTTCGCCTCTTCTGATTCTTCTTATAGTTGCTGGGTCTACGCCGGTTTTTTTGCCGATTTCATACGCTGATAAATTTGAGTTTATTAATTTTTTTACTGTTTCTATTAACATAATTTTTCATGGACAGGCTAAAGTTTTATTTTAAGATTATATAGAAAGCAAATATTAAAGCTAAAATTCCGATTAGATAATTTAAAAAGATTTTTATTCTCGTTTTAGTTAAGTTTGTCATTTTCATCACCTCGTAATATAATATGAGGGAGGGGATAACCCCCCTCTAGTAAAACATTTTTATTATTGAGACAAGTGTTGCAAAGCCTAAAGTGTAGTTTCGGAAAATTTCGCTTTTGGCTTTTGCGATATTTGTCTTTTTTTCTTCTCTTTCTAGCCTGTCCATGTTGTCACCTCCCTTACTACACTACTTATTATACAGGACAGTTGCCCTTTAGTCAACACTTTTTATAAACTTTTTTCGTATTTTTTGCATAAAAAAATAACCGCATCAATAAAGATACGGTTAACTAGTAAAGACCACGTACTTACAAATACGTTTAGAATCTCTTCGGCAACTTTACTATAGACAGTCTGTGCTGTAGGCGAGCCCCCACAATTATGTAGGAACTCACAATTAATCTGTAATTACATTATAACATAAAAAAATAGGCAAGTACCGAAGTACCTGCCATATGATGTGGTGGATATTAATTATAACATATTAACTGATTGTTCCCCATAAATTACCTAGTCCATAATTTGGTGGCGCGGAACCATTCCACGTTCTAATAGGCAAGTAGTAGCGTGCGCCTTGCCAATCGTAACCAATCCACACATGCCCGTCTTGTAACATTACCTCATCATAATTACAGTATCCACCTGGTTGGAATTGATAAGCTTCTGGACATGATATAAATGGTCCTACTGTTCTTACAGTTATAGGTTCACTACCATTTGTGAACGTTGCTTTCTCTTCCATGTAGTAAGTGCCGTAGCTGTTACGCTTCCACGCACTGCCTACTGGCTTAACTGTATTACTTGAAGCGCTTGAATCGCTTGAGACAGTTGAAACTGGTATTTTTCCGTCCATATACGTTCTAATTTGCTTGATAAAATAGTCTTTTAACTGTAATTGTTTATCTTCCGGCAATAGACCGCGAGTTACTGGGTCAAAACCAGTGTGCAATACTGAGCTTCTGTGTGGACATGATGTTGAAGTGAATTCGTTGTGCAATCTGATTGTGTTCCTGTTTGCTGGTAAGCCCCATTTTTTCAACAATCTAGCGCATTCTTGGAAAGTTGCCTGTTCATTTTTTAAGAACGTAGCATTATCTGCGCCCATTGATTGACACACTTCAATACCGTAATAATATTTATTCCCAACTTGATTAGCGGTATGCCAACCTACTTGTGATTCATCTAAGGCTTGCCACACTGTGTTACCTGATACATAACTATGCGCAATACCTGCTTCTAATCTCGATAAAGGTGCGTTAACTAATCCGTTGCGATAAGCTTCTGCTGTCGCTCCTTTGCTTCCTGCGTCATTATGAATGACAATACCTTTAGGATTACCGCCACGTTTAGGTAGGTCGTAACCTTTAACTACATCTTTGATGATTTTAAGTTCTACCGCTTTAGGTTGTGGCTTAGCTGTTTCCTTTTTAGGTGCTTGTGTAGGAGATTGAACTGATCGTGGAGCTGTTTCGCTTTTGAAGTTAGGACGGATAAACCACATAGGGAAGTCGTAAGCGTGTTGTCGTCTTGTAACTTTTTCCCAACCCCAACCGGGTTGTTCAATTCCGTCAGTCCAGCCACCGCCTAGCCAATTCTGCTCATATACAATGATATAATCTAAAGTTGCTTCGATAACCCATGCAACGTGACCATATCCAGCACCGTAGTTACTACCGAATACAACCATGTCGCCAGGTTGTGCTAAGAAGTCCGGTGTATTTTGGTATACAGTAGCTAGTCCGTCAAAATTGTTGGCGAATGGAATATCTTTTGCACCTACACCTTTTAAAAGACAACCATATAAAGCCTGCCAACCTGCATTACCGTAATCAAAACATTGAAATCCATACCAACCATCTTTGTTATATTGTTTTCCCTCAGAAGTTTTCAACCACTCTATAAACTCTTTTTTAGTCAATTTTGCTTGCATTGTTGCCACCTCCATGATGATACTCGTTCACGTCAAAACCGATTTCATTAGAGGCGTCTGTAAATGGTTGTGATGTGTCGTACTCTTTCGGTGCTTTTGTACTTAATTCCGGCGTTAAGCTAGTATCTTGTGAAGTTTTCCAAGTGACTTGTTGTTCTTCTTTGCTACTATCTCTAGGCGTTTGATATGTCTGTGCTATAGATGAATCAGCAACACCTTTTGACGTTGGGTCAGTAATAACACCAATCCCTGTAAGTAGCGTGAGGATAGCGCCTATAATCGCGCTAGCTTGATTTAATTGAGTTGATAAATCGAATCCGAATAAATCTGTAACTTGCTTGATAAATAGCAATAATGCCCCAATCAATCCCGTTAATACTGCTTTATTTTTAAATCTCAATTTCCAGTTAATATCCATTTGTTTGCTCCTTTTATCCAAAATAAAAAGCCAACCTCGAAAGGTTAGCTTTAAATTAGATTCTTAATAATCTGTCGTATATTACATTTGAAATTGCGTACCCACCTATTTTGTTAGGATGCACACCGTCTGAATACATTAATTCATTAGTTTTAGTTAAAACGAAATTGCCTAAGTTTCTGTATAGACTCACATGTCCTATTTTTAATTCTTTGGCTATGTCACACTGTTTATTACTGTAATCTTCGATTGTAACGGGCTCATTTTTGAATATAGAACCATCTTCCGTGAATAGATGTAACTTAGGTGTCAAATTACTTTCTTTGAAGTTGATTCTGCCTTTTTCGTCGTTGATTCCGATTCTGACATAAGCTGTGTTTTCGTCTTCTGTGTAGAAGCGACAACCGATGTCGCCGATATCAACAGTTTTGTTATTTATTCGCGTTTCAATGTCTTTTATTTTGTACATTTACACACCTCTTTATTTATATTTATCTCTTGTGAAGAAGATACCTTTTAAGCCGATTTGTTTATATAGCTTAGCGATTGTACTAGCTTGATGTTGGCACCACTCTATAGCAGTAGCGTATTGGTGTGTAGCTGGATTCTTAGGATTCCATCTGATTCTGTACAGTGTATTCTGCCCTTTGTTGATGTAATCCTTTCTTACGAAGCCAGCACCGCCCATGATTGCTTTTGCTGGAGATGTCCAACCTTTATTCTTAGCAAATTTCATTGCATAATCAGGGTCGTTGTCGAATGCACCAATACCGAAGTAATTATATGCACCGTATCTACCACTAGCGAAGTTACTTGTTCCGTATCCACTTTCTAAGAAAGCGTGCGCGATCAAATAAATTTCGTTAATGTTGTTTTTCTTACAAGCTTCCGCGAATGCTTTGCCTTGTCCGTCGAGCGTTCCTTTTCCTTTAAGTATTTTGTTAAGCGCACTAACTGAAATGCCTTGATACTTTCCTAAATTAAGCATTTGGTAGCATTGCGTGTTACTTTCCCATATTCGCTTAACATTCATTGCCGAGCTCGTTTGTGCTCGTGTTGCATTAGCCCAGCCCCATGTATGAGATTTTTTCGGGTTACCTCTTGCCATTTGTCTATCCAGTGCTTGCTGGAATGTGAACGGACTTGTTTCAGTAACGATGCTTGGTTTTTTGTCTGACGGAGTGGGTCCTCTTTTGGATGCGCTGTCAACTGATGTTTTATCGCTAATTCGTATCGTCGTTTTTGTCGTTACTTCTTTAATGTTTTCTCGCGTCAATATATCTCGTTTAATGTATGTCTCGAGCATTTTCTTTTTAACTTGCTCATACTTTGCGTTATCTGGTATACCTTGCTTAATCAAGTCGTAATTAATTAAATCTTTCATACTACGCCAAATATTAGGGTCTACCTTTAACGTCGTTTCAGATAATTCTTTATCTGTTCCTGACAACAACCATACACCCCGTATCAAAGCTTGTATTTGGTTCATTAAGAATTGACGCTTACTATCTGTTTGACCACCACATACTTCAATAACTAGCCAATTAGGGTGACGCGGGTCATCAAAATTGGTTGGTCTAGCAAGCCATGTAGCCTCTCTATCGACATATAAATGTGGTATTTCATAATCGCTGATAAACTTATTTCTTTGCGTGTACAGTTCGTCTACAGAACGCATATGCATTGATTCTTTTATATATAATCCTTGAATATCTGAGCGTTCATCTCCCCATACAACGATATGGTCTATAAAGTGCTCTTCTTTATCTAAAACATTGCTGTAAGCAGTGTATTTTACTGTTTTAACTTCTTTAAATTGCGGTTTCTTCGCTTCGCCAGTAATTGTTGAGTCATTGGCTTTTGATGCTGAACTTGTATTAGTATTGCTAGGTTTGCTAGTATCTTTTGAGTATGGAGGTCTGACAAAGCCTGTAACGCTCGCATATCCATGTCTGATTAATGCACCAGGCGAACCTGTCCAACTATTAGAATTAATCCAATTTTGATCGACACTATAGAAATAACTTTTATTAGATGGTCCCACTACGATTGCAGTATGTCCGTCTGAGCCGATTCCATTTCCTGGATGCCAAACTGCTATGTCTCCGGGCTCCGGTACAAATCCAGATGAATAACGATAAAATCGGAAACCCTTAGGATATCTGTAATTAGCCATATCCTTAGCGTTTCCCCACGTTCTAAAACCCCAATATCTACTAAAAATATAGTTAGGTGTATCCCAACACTGGCTGCCCCGGTAATTATCTATATTAATCCTCTTACCAATATTCGACTTTGCCCACTCAGCTACTTCGCTTGCTGTAGGTTTTCGAGTCTTTGGATTAGGTAATCCCATGTATGCACCTCATTTCAATCAAAATAAAGAGCCAGTGCCGAAGCACTGACTCTTAACTGTTATTTACATTTACCAAACCAGAAGCACGCCCAGAAGCTATATCCTAAAATCCCTTTAAGCACGGTAATCACCTCCTTTAAATACCGAATATTGTTTTTAATATTGCTATAACAAACGTACTTAGTATCGTCCCTATTAATCCAAGAATCCACATCTTGATATCTCTAATATTTTTGGCATTTTTTTCCTTATTTTTTTCATCTTCAATCTTATCGCGCCTTAATTCTTCGAAGTTTCTATCTAACTTGTCATAAATTTTTTCTTGTGTTCTTAAACTGTTTTCAATGCTATCTAGTTTTTTAAACGTGTCCTTAGTGTTTTCTTCTAAGCGCATAATTCGCCATTCGTGCTCACGTCGTTTGATAAAACCAAACACTATGTCACCTACTTTGTGTTAAATTAAAAAGCCACAAGCATTACACCTGCGACTTTTCATCTTTTGTCTCTGGATATTTTTCTCCAGTGATTAATGCGTATTCTTCTTTGTCGATTACACCCATATCTACATACCACTTAATTTGCTCGTTTTTGTAACAACCCCACACATAAAAAGTTTTAATGTCCTTGAAAGTTGGATAAATCATCTTAATTTTCTCCATTTAAACGTCCCCCTCTGTATTTGTTTTACCAGCTTTTAGTTCAGTCAACTGTTGTGTTAACATAGCGTTTTGTTGCTTTAATTCCATCGCCAAAATATTTACTTGCGTCACCTGCATTTGCATACTCGCAACCATTCCGCGAAGTTCCTCATCACTCAAATCTGTTGCAGTTTGTTGACTTGGTGTGTTCGAATCATCTTCTTTTTCAAAATTGTTGTTGTATTTAATTTCGCCGTTAGTGAATACAAACTTTCTAGGTTCGAACTCTTCTTTAAATTTTATAGGCACATTATTATCGTCTACATCTAAACTATTGCGTAAACCGCCAGTATTAACGTATCCGATAACTTCGTTTTTATCGTTTACTGTGATTTTCATTATTTCCACCCCATAATTTTGGTTATAGTAACTTTGTTTGCATTAGCGCCAGAACCTGTTGTTCTGCCTAAATCGAAATACACATCGTTATCTATTCTTAAAGTAGTGCTACTTGTTTTGGATAGTAAGCACTCATAAATACCGCCCCCGTTACCGTCTGAGTCAACTACATTCGCTTTACTTAATTGAATTGCGTTAGGTAATGCGGTTAGTCCGAATCCCTCAATAACGCCACCTGGATAAGTTCCACTTACTAATAAAATAGAATAGTTTGTGTATGGTTCGGTTAGATTGATTGTTGTACCTACACCATTTGCTCCACCGTCGAACAATACCGTTGACTTATGTTCATTAGGAACTGTCCACTGTTGCTCAAGTCTGCCGTTTGTGATTGATCGTGTGTAAATCTTTTTAGAGTTATAAGGCGTGAAGTTAAATAGCTTGTTTGTATCATCTTTAACGAATACCGATAAATAACCCTCATAACTTTCAACGCTACCTGGTAAATCCGGCACTCTTGTTGCATAGTAATTACCAGCAGTTAAATATCCCAAATCGCCTTGCGCATTATTTAAGTTAACTTGAATTGATTGACCATTCGCCTCTGTCATCTTATGTTGTTGCCAGCTCGTTGTTCCGAATTTATCATCTACATACTGTTTAGCTTGATTCAGTGTGTTGTTAGATGTTTCTTCAACAAATTGCTTAGTTAAGTTTCCATCATTCTTTTTATAAAACGGGTACCATGTGCCGTAGATTTTGTATTTTGTGTACTCATCGTTTGAATCATCTGGGTACCATGTTGCACGAGCAGTATTATTATCAACAACATAAACAACTAACACACCAGATTTGCTTGATGTATAAGTTGATTCATCGAACGAAGAACCGTCATCAACACCATCTTGTCCAGGCTTCTCTAACGTGCCTATATCCGTCTTTTCTGGCGCATCTGTTGCATTAGTAATATGAATAATCCTAGATGTGTTAACTGCGCTTAAAACGCTATCTATGGACTGCTCAGACGATTCAATTGCTTTACCGTAATCATCAGTAATTTTAGACTTTTGCCAATTGACTGTCGAGTTGTCTTTGACAAGGTCAGCGTCACTGATTTGCTTTTCAATCTCACTCAATCTTTTGTAGATCGCTTGCTCCTTATCAACAATTTTCTGGAACTCGCTATTTATATATTGAACGGCTTTGTCTTGTGTTGTTGTAATCATCTGTACCGCTTCATTTTGTTTGATTTCTAATCTTTGAATACCTTGATTAATACGACTATCAATTTCAGTAACCAACGATTTTGTATCACTTAAACTTTTCTTTAAGTCCTCAACTTCTTCTTTAACGCTTTCTGTTAAGTCCTGAATTGATTTGATATAAACTAACTTCGTTTTACCGTCAAAGTTACTAATTAAATCATTCTCAATATTGAAGCTAAATTGACGCTCTACAATAACGTTATTGCTACCGTTTTGAGTAAAATATGCTTGCGCATGTACTCGACCAGTGTATTTTAAGAACTCGTTTGGGATAACGTATTGCATTCGTCCATTAATTGCATCAACAATTGTAAGTTCATCACTAATATAAGCGCCGTGTTCATCGTCGAAGTTATCCGTCTTAAGCACAATACTAGTCATCGCATTATGTTTGCTGATTGATAACGGCTTATTATTCTTAGTTACTGCAAAATTTAAAACACCAGTTCCTCTATCTGATTCATAGAAACTGATGTTTGTGTCAATAACTGGATTATATTGTGATGTTGTTTGTAACTCGATTAAGTTATCATCTTTCGAAAAATTATCTACTACCATTATTCAACCACCTTTCCCTCGAATAAACTCCATTTACCAACGCCACCAGTACCAAAGTTTCTTAATAAGAATTGGTGGGCTGACGGGAAGTTATTACGTCTTAACACTTGTGTTGTGTTGCCTGGTGTATTCGATTTTACTTCTAATATCCAACCTGCAATACCTTTGAAGTCTTTAGGGAAATCAGTAAACCTCTTTGATTCTTCTGTAGTGATATAGAAGTCTAAACCAACAATTTTTAAATCAGATAGCTTAGTAATGCTTTTCGGAATATGTTCCCAAAAACCTGCACTTTGCGGGTTAAAGTTCCACGAACCGTTGTTTTTCTTGTTGAAAATGTCGATAACACGCTCAAATTTGAGCATATTTCTACCTGTGCTATTTCTAGTGAGTACTTGTCTTACCGCACCGTTATAATGTCCAGGTAATACATCAAAAAACCAACCTGCATCTCTAAATTCTTTAGGCAACGGGAAATCTAGTGCGTTCTTTGTGTCTTGAGAGTATAAGTAGTAATTACCAATTTCAGTAACATCACTTAGATATGCTGGGTTTTGCACTGGTAACGGTTTAACACGTCCACCTGAATCAGTCATCGATACTTGAGGTGCGATGTTTTTTAAGAATTGGTTAACACCTCTTTGGCCGATGGAATAAATTGAGTGATGTCTGTTGTTACCAGGTCCAATAGTTACCCCTATTAAAAGCGCTTTGCGTCCTGTTTCTAGATCGTAATACATATCTAGACCCTCAGCTTCTTGGAAGTCTCCTTTAAAGTTATTATTCACACCACCAATATCGATACGTCGTTTAAATAACAATTCTTTTGTTTTTATATCGAAACCTTGTAAGTAGTTAGGGTTGGCTGTATTCGAATCACCTGTATACCAATATAAGATACCTGCATCATAAGTGATACCTTGCATAGGTTGTGTATCTGAAGTGTATTCCATAGGTATATCCATTTGATACAATACTTTGTCTATACCTTTATCAATATCGTCAGCACTTCTAACCTCAACAAAGTTCAACGAATTCTTAGCTTGTTGCTCAGAAGCTTTATATTCACGTCTAAAAATCATTAAGTTTTCTATAGGATTATAAATTGCTGACGTATATCTATCGTTAAATACATTTGGCATAACGTCTTGCATTTCGTTGCCATAAGTTATTTCTCCAGTTCTATATTGGAAACGTACAAACTTGTTGTTTTTGTTACTGTCCAATACAGCTGAATAAATCCATAATTCTCCATCAATGTATCTATACGCATTGTGTGTACCGTGACCGCCGTTTTTAACAAGCAATCTATCAATAAATTGTCCGTTGGGCTTCAATCTAGATAACATGTAATGATTACCTGGACGAGCTTGCGTCATATAAATAATTTTCGTTCTAGGGTCTACCCAAAATGATTGCATTACTGCATTTGTATATGGCGATAAATCAGTGATAAATTCCGGTTCTTGCTCTTTTGGTTCGAATCGGTATTCTGTCGCTCGATATTCTTTATAGTGTTCATCTACAGCTTTCTCAACCTTTTTAGTGAAAGCATCTAGTGTTGAATAATCATGATACAAACGATCTTGCAATGTCTTATGACCATAACCTGTATTATCAATACGCGCGTCTTTTACTTCATTGATACCGTCGCCGTTATGGCCTAGAATCATATTGCTAAAACGGCCATTTAAATACGTTAAATAATCTTCAACACTGTCATTCAAGTATTTAATTTGTTTCGCTGAGTGTGCGTATATTTCTTCTTTTTGATGGTATATAAACATTTTCTCAAGTTTGCTCATACCTTCATCTAACAAGCGATAGTTATACTCATGTTGAGCAACTATTTTCCGACCTGTCATTGAATGTAAACTTGTAATTAATCCGTAAGCCATTGGTTGCCTCCTTTAGTCGTAAAAACTGTAATAATCCTTGATTAACTCGTACATAATAACCTCGTGACCTTTTTCGTTAGGGTGTAAGCCGTCCTCCATGCTCGCTTTCCTAAAAGCTGGATTGTATGGCTTAAAGTAATCTGTGTGATATGCGTCAAACACTGGTACATCTAACTCACTACAAGCTAATATTTGAGCGTTTACATAGTCCTCAAGTGTTAACCCTAGTTTGTTTTTGTCCGTGTCTTTACGGCGTATTGTTGTACCACTCATAGGGCATTGTCTTGTAGCTGTCATCACTAGTATTTTTGAATCTGGATTATTCTTTCTAATAACTTCAATTGCAGAACAAAAGGCACCGTAAAACGTTTTTGTATCCGTTTTATCAGTGCCTATCGGTACGCCTGCCCAATAACCGTGTAACCAGTCATCATCAGTGCCTTGTAATATGATTAGGTCTCCTCTTATTTGCTCTGCTTGTCTATAAATGCTGTTTTCTACCGCTTCTTTACCTATTGGAACTGTTGCCATTGTTGCGCCACCTCTTGCAAGATTAGTCGTTTTAGCTTTCAATTTCTTGCCTAACATTTCTGTGAAATTAGTTTTTGCGTGCGACCCTCTAGCTACAGAGTCGCCAATCGTTCCAATTGATTTGATGTTTCTTATACTTGATTGACTAGTAAAGTCGTACATGATCGTACCATTAGCAGTTGTAACTGTTTTAGTATTCATCTTATCGACTTTAGCGTTTATTTTTTCATTCTGCTTAACCAATTCATTATTTATAGATAAACTTGCGTTAACTTTTGCGTTTAATGCTTTTAGTTCTTTAGATGGGTCTGATTTTGTAGATTTTACGCTTTTAACATAATTTGCAGCATCATGAACTGCTTTGTTATAACGATTACGCCTTGTAAAGTCTCCTAATACTACATCTTGCTTAGTGATATTATTGTACGCATCTCTATGTGTAGTGATTTCGACTATTCTCACTAAGTCGTTATATCCTATGGCAGAATCCACCACTCTAACAACATCACCTATTTTAGGGTTAGCTTCTGGGAAATGTTCACGTAACGCTACAAAGTCTAAGGAAATGGAAGCAGTGACACTTTTCTTTATCACTAGCTCCATTGCTTTTTTTAAACTATCTTCTTTTTTAATACGTCCATCAACAAGTGGTGGCGCTTCTCTTTTACCTATCAATTGTGCTAATGGATGAGTGAATTCAATTTGTAGTCCCGCTTCTGCAAAAGTCTGTTGTTCATCAAAATCACCATAACCTTTAATAAAGGTATAACATTTAGATGCATCTTCTTGTATTTTGACGTTATCAGCATTCACACCAGCTTTAATGTAATAATTGGCAAACTTAGATAATTCATCATACAAATGAAACGTTTTAGTCTTTGCATCGTATTCATATTCGAGGTGATAACGCTCAAGTCCTTTTTTAAAGATTTCTAATCGTGTATCTCCTTTGCCTAATCCCTCGAATTTAGATGCATCTACTTTTGGATGTAATACATACTTATAACCCGTTCCTTTAAAGACAGTATTGAAGAACTCAACGCCTGTAAAACTTTCGTTATACTCTTGGTAAATCCTAGAATTGTTAAGATCATCAAGTTCTTTTTGCCTAGCTTTGATATCAAGCCTTATTTTTTCGCCAATAGTAGACTTATCAAGTATGACAATTACATATTCGTTGAAATCATCTTCACCTTCAACATGAGTGATCGTCCACATTTTAGTGATAGCACCTATTGCGTCAAACGTACTCGCGTTTTCAATAATTGTTAAATCCAAAGAACTATCTTCATTTAACTTTTTACTGACTTTAGTACTAATGTTAATTGCATGCCCTACACCTTGTAAGCTTTTTAATAAAATTGGCATAGGCTACTCCTTATCTAAAATATAATTTGTGTCTAAATGTAATTTGTTTCATTACTTTATTAGACTTGAATCGATTCCAACCTGGATATAAAACCGGTTGTTCTAAAGTTTTATTAAAAGAATCTATATTTAAATAACCTCTATAGGTATGTTTACCGTCAAAAATTATTTTATCTCCGGCTTTTAAATCAACTTCCTTAATAACTGAGATATTTCCTTTATCTGTATAGAAAGTGAATCCATCCTTATCATTAGCTTTAACATCTTCAGCTAACTCTATTTCAACTATATTAAACTGATTAAACTGTGTTAAAGGAACATCACCGTTATAATAAACTTCTCCAGAGTTTGTGTTGTAAAATGTCATTTGACGCCTCTTATCACCTTCGTTTGTAGGCAATCTATCAGGTACCGACCATTTTTCAGGGTCGTTATTACTTTCAAGATCAGTACTATAACCGACACTTTCAAAGTATGGTAGTTCGGTTGTTTCAAACGACAAAGAAAATTCCCCTGATGTTTGTGTTGTGTCAAAAGAAACTTCACTTACTAGTCCTACAAAAAGTTGTCGTCCATCAACATAATCAAGCTCAAATGCTTGTTTGTCTTTTGGTATATCTAATATATGCTCATACTTAATTGAATTGTCTGGTGTAGCTAATTCCCTTAAATAAAAACGTCCAGCAAATAGTGCTTGGACGTCTGACTTTAAATGTGAAGCATAAGCAATTTTAGGTACTTTATACCTTAACTTAAGCTCTACTTTTTTAAGTTCTTCTTTAGCAAAATTATGAAATCTACCATCGATACCTTCTATGTCAGAATAGTTACGATGATAGCCTGCGCCTGTAACGTTATATTCAACTACTTCCAAGTGATTATAAGTGAAAGGGTTGTCACTGACGCGATACTGCGAACCATTCCTTATTACTTCTATATCGTGCGCTATCAACTAACAAACCTCCCTTATAATAAGTTGAAACTTCCGTCTATAGCGTCTATATCATCAATGCGTGATTTGATTAAATCAAGGTCCCCCTCGTTTCTAATAGTTACATTCACAATAGGTCTATTATTTTCTTTTAAGCTATGTTGAACATCGCCAGTCATGTGTCTGTCTATAGAAGTACTTACGGGATCTACTATACTATCTGTAAGTGTAGATGATAGCTCTTTATTAAAGGCACTGCCAAAGTCTGTAGCAATAACTTTAGCTTGTGATACTGCTAAACCTTTGCCTAAACCGCTACCCCCACCGTGTCCACTTACGAATGAAGTTACAGAGTCCCATGCAGATGAAATTGCATCGCCTACTGCACTAACAACTCTGTGCGCAGCATTGGCTACACCCTCAGCTACTTTGCCGATTAATTCTGCACCAGCATTTAAGAAGTCGCCGAAGAAACTTTTAATCTTACCAAGTGCATCACTCATGCCGTCACCTACATTTGAGACAACTCTTTTAAACCCATCAGCTACTTTACTTGCGAAACTTGTAACTGTATTCCAAATATTAGAAACCCATTCAGAACCTTTTGTGATAATAAAGTTTAGTGCTTGTCCCATTTTTTCAGCTACACTCGAAGCAACTCGACTGAACCAGCTTGTAACAGTATTCCATATACTACTAACAAAATTAGTGATTGTACTCCATATCTGTGACCAACTTGTACCAAACATAGAAAGTGTTCGATTCATTACGCCAGTTAAAAAGCCGATAATTGACTCCCAAACTGATTGCATGTATTGCCAAATCGTATCAAGCACATTGGTAACTGTAGTTTTAATAGTCTCCCAAGCACCTGAGAAGTCGCCAGTAAGCAACTGAATCAAAGCAGTGAATAAACCTACTATGATTTGGACTGCTACGGATATCACTGTTCCTATGGCTTGGAACGCGATTGTAATTAACGTCCACAAACCTTGTATGATATTCATAACGTTTGTGATGATACCTATGACTAAAACACCTAAAACTTGCATGAATATTTGACCTAACATTTGCAAAATAGGCATGATTGGCTGTAATGTTGATTGAATTTTGCCCCACAATTGAGTTAACCAATCTACTACACCTTGAATCGCACCGGAAACTGCTGTTTTAATACCGTTCCAAGATTCAGTTATTGTTTTTCTGAAATTCTCGTTTGTTTTCCATAAATAAACAAGAATGCCAATGAATGCGCCAATTACGGCAATCACTGCTAATACTGGCCAAGAAACACTTGTGAAAGCACCAGCCAATAAACCAAACGCTTTACTTACCAATCCAGTTATTCTAGTTAAATCCAGTATTCTTTTGACAACGTTCAATAAAGTCATACTAAACACATTACTTAATACACTGCTAACAGCTGCGATCGGAGCCATTAAAGCCCAAAATACGCCACCTAAAATACCCATAACACCGATAATTTGAGCGACTGCTGGGTGTGTTTCGAATAGTTTGGCGATAAATCCAGCTAAATTAGTAATGAAATCTAGTAATTTACTAGCTATAGGAGCCATTGCAGTACCAAATGCCACTAACGCTTTTACGATATTACCGATTAACTGCATAATAGTAGGACCATTCTCTTGAACATAACTTATAAAGTCTTTAAACCCTTGTGATTGACCTACTTGTTCTGACCACGCTCTAAATTGAGAGGTTAACTTAACCAGCCAATCAAATATGTTTGAACTGTTTTGTCCAAAAGCAATCATTAAATTGCCAATTCCAGAAAATACATTACCAAATATTTGCCCTAATTTAGGCAAGTTTGTCTTTGTGTATTCGATGAATGCTTGTATCGCATTTTGTCCTGCTACACTGTTAGCCCAGTTCTGGAATTTTTGTCCTAAACTATCTAAGCCATTAGCTACCCACAAAAATAATGGTGCTAATTGAGTGAACACATTCACTAATCCATCACCAAAACGACCTGCCGCGCTTAATAAAGCGTCAAACGTCTTAACACCTGTTGTATTCATCATGTTAAAGAACTTTTGTGCTGTTTGGCTATTTTGAGCCCATTTCAACACTTTCTGAGAAGCTTGTTCCATAGATTGAGCTACGCCAGATATAAAAGGTTTTAATGCAATTAAGGCTGTTTTAATTGTGTTTAAACCATTCGCTAATGTGTTGAATATTTGTGCTTGATTTTGTTTGATGATATCTTGCCAAGTTGTTTTAACACCATTTAAAGCCGATTGGTAAGCTTGTGTTTCTTTAGTTACTTGTAACGTTCCATCTTTGAGCATTTTAATAGCACTAATTGCCATAGAACCAAATGCTACTGCACCTGCACCAGCAATACTGAATGCCCCAGCTAATCCTAGAACGCCACCACCTAATACACCAACCGAATTAAGTACCGCCATTATCGCAGGTACTAAGCCAGCAATTACTGGTATTAAAGCTTGTATACTAGCGATCATTAAACCTTTAACTTGTTGTGCAAAAATAGTACCAAATGTACGTATTTTAGAAGCCAAAGCGTCCATTTTTTCGCCGTATTCGGTTAAGGATTTGTTTAGCGCTTTAGTCAGTATTTGAGCTTTTGTCATACCCCTTGTATCAAAATTAACTTTTACTGTTTTGGTGTGCAATGTAGCTAACATTGTTCTGGCGCTAGTAATTGCACGTTTTAACGGCGAATTATTACCATCAATCTTAACATTATGCTCTCGCCATTTTTGTGCCATAGCTTTAGCCCGCTGTAAAGCTCTTTGGAATCTTGAAATATCCGCTTTTACATCTGTTTCAATTTCATTTGGCACTGCTGTTTTTGCTAATCGTTGAGCTTTCCTTACGTTATTTTGAAAGTCTCTAATATTAGCCATGATCTTTGCCATAAAATGAGTATCCAAAAGCTAACCTCCTTTCGATTCAAGGAATTTTCTCGTACCTTCTTTGAACATGGCACGTTTTCTTTTTTCGTCTGCTAATCTAGCCTGTTGTACACGTGCATAGCTACCAGGTTCTCTTATTTCGTAACGCTGTTTCTCAACGTCACGAGCCATTCCTGTTAACTTTTTAGAAGCTTGTACTAAGCCATTAGCTTGCGCTTGTTCGATAACTAGCTGTCTTTGGTCTAAATATCTATCCTGACCACCAATGAGCCAATCACGCCATTCAGTAGGCGTTAAAGCTAACAGTTCATGCTCAGGAATGTAACCTAAGTATCTAGCTGTTAATTGTCTTACTTTTGAGTAATCGTGTAAGGTTCTGCGCCCATGATTTCCTTGTAATTCTCTTTCATCATTTCTACACCCATTTTTGTCATCTCTTTGTCGTCGCTCTTCGACATGCTCACTGCTTTGTGCAACGTCATCCAGTACGAGCGACTCTCTCTCTTGAAAAAACCACTGTTGTTAAGTTTGTCTAAAGCACCTTGTAATAGTGGTAAAGTGTCTTCGCTCTCAGTAATGAAATCATCAATTGCTTTTTCTAACTGTTCGCGAGTTGGCGGGTTTTTTAGGTAAGCTGTTGCACATTCCCAAAACTGCAAAATCGCTTTGTTACGAGATTCTAATAAGCCATTGAAAATAACATTAAATCCTGGTGTCGTTCCTTTTCTACCGTTTTCATCAGTGGTTTCTTGTGAGAACTTTTCTGCTTTTTGGTCAAATGCAAAAGATACTTTCGCTTCTACTTCGTAATCTTTTTCTCCGTCGTTAATTTTTAATGTTGTAATTGGATTAAATTCAGTCAAAATGTATACCTCTTTTCAAATTTTGTATAAAAAAATAGGGAGCGTATGCCCCCTTGATCTATTCGTTTACAGAGAATGGTCTTCCGTGTGTGAATCAGATACAACACTAGCTTTCTTTTGATTCTCGAATGTTCCGACTTTTTCGCCGAATTTTTCGTATTCAACTGTAGGCGCACCTGCAGCTTCAAACCACTCTTTCGGCAAGTTATCTTCAGCACCTTCTGCTGTATTCCATTTAATTTTTAATGTTAATTCAATTTTGTTGTCTTCATCATCAAACGACATTTCAAATGATTCAGGAACAGCATAACCAAACACACCATGATATTTACCATCAGCACGTTTATTACGCTCATAAAGCCATAAGCGTACTTGTCCGCCTGTTTGTACTGCATGCTTCATTGCTGCAATACCTTTGTCTCCTGGCACGTTGCCAATTGTCAATTTAACTTCTTCTGACATTGCGTTAGAAGAATAGTCCGTTTTACCGCCTCGTACTATTTCAGCTAAATCATTTTCAATTGTATGTCCGCCCTCTTGTAAGTCAGCTAATAATAAAGATTCTACTGGATCTAAATCTGTTTCAGCTGGACGTACAACCGCTAAATAGTTTTTTTGCGCCATTTAATACACTCCTTCGTTTTTCTTTTTATGTCTGTACTTAAATAAAAGCCGTATCGTGCCATGCTTAGTAAACCTATCTATATCAGGAAATACTGCTTGACTATCGATACGACTAAATTGAAATTCATAATTATCTATTTCTATAGGCCTGTTAAGCACGTAGCCTATCGCGCTTAAAATGAGCTTAGCCTCGTATTGTGTAGCGAACTGTGAATACACATGTATGACAATACCGACTGTTTCTCTCATTGTTGCGCTAGATTCGTTGTTAGTGACGTTTGATTCACCCACAACAATATATGGGTAAACAGCGTCATCTTGAACAACGTCAAAGACCCTATCATCAACTAGTTTGTTAATGTTAAGGTCTGAGATTAATCTTTTATATATTTGATTTGTAAGTTCAGGCTCAACTGATACCCACATATTTAACCACCTCTATGAAAAATACTGCTCGAATGTCTTGCGTCCTACGTCAATTGCAGGGTTCCAAAACGGTTGTGGCGCTTGTCCTTTAGTAGTATGCCATTTACCGTTAGCGTCTTTATAACTCCACGGTATCTTTTTAGCGCGACTACCTTTAGTGGCATAAATACCTGTGCCGTACTCAATGTATAAACTGTAATTCGCACCTACATTGATAACTCCAGTTAAACCACTATTTTCAAACCGAAAATCTATACTTTCTTTCAAGAAACCTGAGTCAACAGGAGCTAATGCGACAGCAGTGTTATATATCTTCATCGTTGTTTTAGCGATACCTTTTTTAACCCACTCTTCTATTTTCTTATCGAACTTATCCAATTCAACAACCATGCTATCAGCACCATACTTAACCTTTGCCATATGGCACCTGCTTAAGTCGTAGTAACTTAATTTCATGTTGTCCGCCCTGATCTACAGAATCACCTATAATACTAAAGATTCTACCCTCATACTCAAATAGATTGTTTTTAGATATTGGCAAGTCATAAGGTACGTATAGGTTTCTGTCGTATTCAAGGGACATTTGATGAAATTTTAGTTGTTCAGATGTAGTAGGCGTATCCATAAATCCATCAATTGTTTTATCGCTTACAAAGCGCTCTTGTATAATTGGATACTCTCCTACTTTTTTGATACTTCCAATAGAAATAGTGTGAGGGAATTCGTCGTACGGGTTAAACACAAACAACACCTCTATTTTATAGGCCTAAAAGGATGAAACTTCGCTCGTTTATACCTGTTTAGTACCCCACTAATGTAGTCAGGAACACCATCGTTATAAGTGTACGATACTGTCCCCATGCTTCTAGATTTTAAGTTTCTTTTAACCTCAGGACGTTGATAATACTCTAGAACGTCTGCGACATACTTTTTGATTGAGTAAGGATAAATAACTTGACCATCTTTCATGAAATCATTGTTTGTTATATCCCTAACATCTTCTAGTATTCCGTCAACTTCCATCTTAAATATTTCTTCTTCATCACTTTTAACTTCTACTCCATTTTTCTTGAGCAAAAGTTTAACATCTTCATAAAGAGTCATTTTTATCACTCGCTCTTATCAGACGTAGTACGGCGTGATTTAACCTCTTTGTAACCAACAAGACTGTAATAAGAGTCAAACGCCTTCTTTGTAACAGTAATGGTCACATCGTCTTTTTTTACCTTAATCTCTTCTGCAGGATTAGCCATCATATCTCCTCCTATTCAGTTGGTTTAAGCGTTGCGAACGCTTCTGGTTTAACGTTCATGTATGCAATATGCATCGTCGCACGTAAAGCGAACATATCACGTTCGAATAATGATACCGGTTGATCAGATGCATCAGATGCTTGTAATGTTGTTAAAGTTGCATCCTCTGAAATCGCATATTCGATACCTTGTAAGATACCATAACGTGCGTAATCCCAGTCACCCATTAGTGCTAACGATTTCTTTTTGTCGTATACATCCGCTCCAGTATAAGATAGTGGTAATCCCATAATCTCGTTCCCGTTAGCATCAAATAATGGTCTGTCATTAGCATCTAAAGCATTACGCATTTTACTTCTGAATGAACGTGTAGTTAATACTCCGTTTGGATCTAATTCTTCATCTTCAATAGTAGCCATTAACGCTGAAAGGTCTACGTATAAATCTTTAGAATCATTAACCACATTACCTTTCTCTTCTGCACCTGTTACAAGTGGTTTACCACTAGTTGAAGTGTTATAAGGTGATTTAGTACCAAAGATAACAGCTTGGTCAAACGCTTTGTAAAATGCCTCTGCAATTAGAGGTTTAACCTCATTAAAGAAATCTTTTGCAGTCCATTTAAGAAACTCTTTTGATAACGGAATAATTACACCAATTTTCTTAGCTTCCATTTCTGCTTGTGCATATTCAGGCTTAGAAGTTTGAATACGTTCCGTTTCTGATACCCAGTAGGCGCCTACACCTTTAGCTAAGTAAGTAAATTTTTTCTTTTGTGCTGTCATTGGCTCATTTTTAGCTAATTTCATAATTGCTGAATTAGCCATAATGTCTTTCATGATTAAAGTACCTTGTTCTGCTGGAATAACGCCGTTTTTAAAATCCGATAAAATAACATTGCCTGGCGTGTATGTTGGAGTTGCCATATTTTATTACCTCACTTTATTTTCTAATATTGATTTCTTTCGCCATTTCTTCAATGGACTTTACATTTGAAGAGTCTAAACCTTGATTTTGTGATTCTTTAACATCTCTTCCACTCGATTTAAATTTAGACTCAACACCTTCTTGAACATACTTGTCAAAAGTTTCTTTTAAAGCTTTTAAGTTTTGCTCAGTATCTTCATCAGAGTCGCCTAAAAATCTATCAACTAAGGAGGTTGGTAAATTTAGTTCTTGCGCTTTACCCAATGCATTACTTCTTAGTTTTTCACGTTTTGCTTCTGCATCACGTTTTTCTAACTCTTTTTCAAGAGCACTAATGCGTTTTTGTTCTTCTGATTGTTCAGGATTACGCTTCTGTACTTCTTTTTCGATTAGATTCTCTAGATTTTTTTCTTTCCACGACTCTAATCCTTTCGAATGATAACGATCTAATTCAGGTTGAATGAATCGTTTACCTTCTTCTGTATCTAAAAAGCCTTTAACGTCATCAACTGACACCGTCTTAAGTCCATTTAGATAATCTTTTACTTCTTTATCGTCTTTGTGTTCTTCAAAAAAAGACTTAACTTCTTCGATATTCATATATCAAAACTCCTTTTTGCCCTTTGCGTACCGTAACAGTCCGAAAAGTGCATAATAAAAAGCAGTTTAACGACATGCTAAGGTCGAGTAGTAAGGTGATAACTTATTTAAAAGTAATTACCATTTTCTTAACGTTGTTTTTGTATTCTTTGAATTTGTTGAAGTCTACATCTCCCTCTACTTCTATGAAGCAAGTGTCAGGACTATACGAAGCTATAACATCATAATCTGAACCGAATTCCGATTCCTTTTTCTTCGGTAAAGCGTCGTATTTTTCAGCTTTAATAAGCAATTCGTTGTAATCCACCAAATCAATATTCACTGTATTACGTTCCATTTTTCAACCACCTTTTCGCTTATATTCCTCCCACTCACGATAAGTCATGAACGGGATAACTTCATTTTTACCATCGTCATTACGCGCTCTCATTACAGTTGGTAATTCATCTTCATCAATGTAATAAAGTAATTTGCAACGACAATTAATATTCTCTTTCGCACTGTTTACACCAATAAATAGCTTGGGCGCCTGCCCAACACACCCACTTGATTTAAAATTCTGATCTATTTCCACTGATTCCCCATCTAAATGACGATGAGTATCGCGTGTTCGTGTATCTTTGGTAGCATGCCAACGTTTCTTCATCTTCAAACCATTATCTTTAGCAACCATTGCGCTATCTAATCCAGCTTGAGACATCGCTCTGCCTGCTTCTGTACGAGCCACACGCAATGATTGAGCTTTAGACATGCCGATATCATCGCGTATTGCTTTTGCTATCTTAGAGTACCCCTCCCCGCTCATAATGCCTTGTGTAATGTGCATGCGTATCTTTTTCAACACTTCATCACGATGTTTTTGTAGTGTCGGCATTAAACGAATGAACTCGATGGGTTGTTCAATAGCTGATTTGATTACCTCTTTACTTGGAACATCAAACTGCATAGATGTTTGACTCGCCATTTCATATAAATAAAGGCTCATAAGGAACTTTTCGATATAAGCATCTTCCTGTGACTTCTGAATCATCTTAGCTACTTGCCTATAGTCATCAGTCAACATTGTACCTATACGAGTTAACTCCTTATTGAGCCTGTTGTATTTATTGAATTCAGTCCATGTAACATATACATCATCACTTTGATACTTTTCAAACATATCTGCGATGATTTGTTTTATCTCTTTAAGTCGATTAGCAAATAGTTGTTCTATTGGTTTTTCTGCTTTAGAGATTAAACCCTCGATATACTCATCAATATCATTCTGATTGGTTATTTTGGGATTTGTCATTTGGGTCACCTTCATATACGTCAGGTAATTTGTCATTAAATTCAAGACTTTCTTTTTCCATTTCGTCTAATTCGTAATCAACATCATCAACTAGTTGTGATTGTCCTAACCTTGTTCGTTCTGAAACTTGTCCCTTCAGGTTAATTAGCACTTGTGATTCTTCTAACTTATTAACTGGAATGTTACGAGTGAACTTAAATATCAGGTTTAAATAACTATCATCATCCAAGTTGTACCCTTTACGCTTTAATGCAGATAAAATAACTTTGAATTGGTAACGTAACATCGCTGTCATCTTACGCTCAAACGTCATACACTTGTTCTCTAAAGCCATAAGCTTAAGTTTCATTCCAATGATAGGCACATTTCCATTAAACTCGTCAGAATTAAAGTTTACTGACTTTGCAAAACGCATGATATTCTTTTCGATTCGATCTAAATGGTTCTCAATCATTGTGTCATTTACGTCTTTTGTTAAGTATTTAACGTCCATATCTTTGTCGAACAACTCAAATGCGCCACTCTTTTGTGTTTCTTGAATCATTTCTTCGCTCATACCCATACCGCGTAACACAAGGTATGCTAAACGTGTCTGACTAATCTCACTTGATGCATCGCTCATTGTTAAATCATATGCGTCAATTAAGTGAATAACTTTTTCAGCATCTCCTATCATCTCTTTGTTGTTAGGTACACCAAACAATGGATTGTAATCAAATAAATGTTCATATCGTCCAACTTCTTGCAAAGCGTCAATACCTTCTCCTCGAAATACATAATAATAAGTATTATCGTAAAACTCTGCGTACACATAATCAGCGCCATTATCATCATCTTTTTCATAAAAGTAGCGCAATGAGTATGTAGGTTCTAAAATATTGTCGCCAACAAAAATAACATTATAGGGATCTATATTCTTAATCCTAATATCACCATTCGTATCAATATATGCTAACCTAGCACCATATCCGCAAATTGCTGCCATTTTACCTATTTCAGAATCCTCATCATCAACACTATTTCTAATGGCAAAGTTGGTTATAAACTTTTTCAACTTTTCGTTTTTTTCTGCGTTTTCATCTAAATCATAAGTAACAGGAACACCATGTAAATAACCAACACGTGTATCAACAATTTCACTGTCAAAAGAGTTGTTAAGTTTGTTATTAACAGACACGTCTAATCGCCTTACATTTCCGCCGGTTTCAAAATCTTCTTTTTCTTCAATTGGCCGACGTTTGAATATTGGTACATAATCAATATGTGTCTTGTATCTATTATAGAGATTAACCATTCTCTCTCTATCGTCTTTATGTGACTCTATTAGAGCCTCAATATGCTTAGGCAATATTCCTTGTGCTTCAATATCATCTATTAACTTATACAATGTCATTTCCCCCTCCTTAATCGTTCGGGTTTAGTATGTGTGTATATGGCATATCTTAACGAGTCCAACACATCATCAAATTCTTTTATAGGCTCTCCGTTTGTAGGGTGCCAAACATATTTAAATACCTCTTGCTTAAACCTGTCCATATTATCATATAGAACAAGTAGCTTGTTTTGTTTGAACAACTTAGCAACTTCCTCTACACCCGATAGTTTACTTTTATCAGCGTTAATTGCACGTAATCTATGTCTTCTAAATTCAGTGATGTATTCAGGTCGTGCAGTATCGCAGTAAAAATTAATATTGCCATATCTACTTACAATATCTTTTGCAATAACCACCCAATCATCAATAAACTTAAATTGGTGTGCGTGCTCCTCAATAAAATAAAAGTTACCATCTATACCTCGTCCTATTAACACAATAGATCCATAGTGCTCGTAACCCCAGTCGACACCAGCAAAGTATTCTTTGATAGGTATGTCGTCCAGTTCATCTGCTTTAATCGTATTCTCATTCAAATCAAAGTCGGCATATACTACACCGTCACCAGACACCCACATACCGTTGATATTACGTTCATAGAACATACCTGATGGTGTTGAAGCCTTAATAGACTCTTTATATCTATCATTAAGAAAGTTATTGTCATCGAGCTTAAATTGGTGACTCAGTATACCTGCTTTAGGATCTGTATTTTCAATATAATCTTTCAACAACCAATGCTCGGGATGGTCAGGGTTGGTATCTACCAATATTCTTGCACCAGTTCCACTACAACGTGACTTAATCTCGTCAAACACCTCTTCATGCGCTAACGACGCTTCATTGATATATGCACCAAACGATGTCATACCACGTATAGCTCCTATACCACTTACTTTACTGTGACCTGTCTGAACCACTTGAACGCCAAATAACATGAATGAATTATATTTATCAAAATTAAACTCAATGCCATATTTGTTAGTTAACTCTATTAGTACGTTTTTTTGAATCGTACCTAATGTTGCACCAGCAAGTATATATTGAGGTGTCTCAATTCCTTCTTCGTCTGCTATCTTTCGCACACGCATTAACTCACGTAAAAATAAGTCATTGTTTAATATTGTTTTACCTGTACGCTTTGCTCCGTGATTAATTAACATAAACCAATCTTGTTTTTGCGTTTGCTTCAATATTTCAATTTGTTTGTCCGTATATAAAGATTTAAGTTTATTCATTGACGATCACTTCCGTTATTGCGTCGTGAAGTTGTTTGATTTTATCTTCTGTTCCACTGTCACCTTTATCTATTTGTTCAATCTTCTTCTCAAGCATCTTAATTTCAGTTTCTATTTTCTTGTTAGCTAAAACTTCGTTACCTAACGTCATTCTATTCATACCATCTAAACTAGCGAGGAATGCATCAGCTGTCGCTTTCTTCACTCCCTCTATTTCAATGTCATTCTTAGCTACATTCTTTAGCCACTCATATTCTTCAAAGGCCTTTTGGCGTGTCCATTTTGATTGTTCAGCTACTTCTTGACGCAATTTTTCGTACCTTCCGGAAACCTTCCGATTTTTAAAAAGTGTACTCGCTTCTTTATCTAGATATTCCCCACTCTTACCTTTAGTCGAATACCCTGCGTCAATATATGCTTTCCGTTGGCTCTTGCCCTCTATGAGTCCTAGCACAAACTTTTCTTGCTTCGGTGTTAATTTAATCAATTGTTTTCACTGTATCACACGCCTTTACGTTAATTACTCTTGTTATTTTTTAAATATAAAAATGCCCCTACATCTCGTGCAGGAGCTACGTTCAATAAATGTGAAAGGAGGAAAATAGTTATGACTCAAAATGCAAGAATTAAACTACCCACCATATAGGCAGGTAGTAAGTGATTAATAGCGTAACATATCATCTTTTATATGTTTGTCACTTCTCAATCACATCGATGAGAACATCTGTTGTGGCTATTACCCCACGTCTTAAGATAATTCTTACAATATCATAATATCTCGTTTTAGGTGTCAAAAACTGTCATTTTACTGTCAATTTTAGTATTCCCCTAATTCTTCGGCTAGTTTAGAAACTATCTTCTTCTTAATTCTATGCGCTGTACTTTCAGAAATGTGTATGTCATAACATACCGCAATCAAAGTCTTTTTGTTAAAATAATACTCTTGAATGAATTCGCGTTCTTTCCTACTTGATGTGTTGATTATACGTTCAATCGCACTCTTAAACTCAAGGATTTTACCTCTTCGTATACTACAAAGATAATTAGTTACTGCCATTTCTGTTTTCGATGTATTAGACGGTACAAACTCCCCGCCTATATTTGTATCTGTTGGAATCCACGGTGTCATTATTTCACTTCTTAAATCTTCGAGTTGCTTATGATAATTAGGATAATCACACAACTCATCTTCTAACTTTCGAACTGTTGATAATTTTAATCCATATTTCTTTTTAGTCATGAATACCCTCCATACAAATATGTTTAATCTTCAAAATGTCTCAATCTACTTCTTAATATTTCTATCTCTCGCTCTTTAACTTTCACATCGCCTTTTAACTGTTCAGCTTGCAACATCACACCAAACAATAAGATGACTAGTAATATAATTGCTATGATTAACCACATCATCTACTCCGATACCTCCGCCCTCATCAAATCTGACTGTTCGCTCAACTTTGCGAAATCACTCGACGCCTCTACATCATCATTAGCCGTCATCATAATATATACTTGCTCAGTTACATACTTACCTAGCTCATACATTGCTAGTAAGAATAATAGTCTTAATATTTGTTTAATCATTGTTTATCTACCTTCTTTGCTTCGTATAAGACCGGATATAAATTTAAAAAGTGTATTCTATATCCAATCGTCTTAACTTCTACTTTGTCGCCTACTTTTAACCTAGCTTGTATGTCTGCGCTATCAAATTTCTTTTTGAATAATAAGTCGGAGTTTTCAATGACTTGTTTGTTGTCTAATACAATATAGAACTTGTCTTCTTTATCTTGTCTCTTGTTATATTTATCTGTAATTGTCCCTTGATGTACTTCTTTGTTTTGGTAACTAGCCACTGTATAGATAGGCGATATGACAACAAACATCAGTGCGATTACGCCGAATAATCGCAGTATTCCAGCAATAAAGATATCGAACCAATCCATATTTTTAAGTTTTTTAATCATCATTGTCATCTCCAGTATCAATTAAACTAGGCATCATTCTTAACATAGCCCTTAGTTCATGTTCATTCATATTAGCCATCATAGGACTGTAAAATTCACTGTCTTTATCATTAATATCTTTAATAAAATCATTTTCAATCTTAGCTTTTTCTTCAGGTGTTTTATTTTTATATTTTTTGATTATTTCAGTGTACTTTTTCGGGAATTTCATTTTAGGTATGTTAATCATCGTTTGCCTCCTTAATAAATGTAAATGATTCAATCTCATCTCTTTTAACCCATACTTCATTGTTGAACACATCTTTGACCGGAAGAAAATCCTCAATCACTAGATTCATAACAAGATTAATATAATCGTCAGAAGCTAGATCTGTTGTTGTGTAATAAACTCTATCTGAAATAGTTTTAATTTTAACCTCCGTCATTTCCCACACTCCCTTATATTTTCAAATAACTGACCCACTTTAATAACTGCATCTCTTTTAACTTGTGCCTCGTATTTGCGCTCAGCTTCTTCTTTACTCTCTGCCTCAACAACTGTAAACGTCTGATTATCTCTAGCAGTAGTAAAATGTTCATGTGGTTTTCCTGTTGAATCTTTGAATGTTGTGACTAGGTATTGTGTCACTTCCCCAAAACCTCCTTGACTCGATCTAATATGTCTTTACACGTATCCTTTTCCTGCGTCTGCTGTTCCATCTTGTCTTTCATGATTCCTTTTCATTTTCTTTTTGTACGCGTCAATGAGTTGGTCGATAGAATATAAGTTGTAAGCAATATCTAGTGGTATAATAACTGCACTTAAAGGTTCTAAACCAACGTTTGATACATCTGACATAAAGTCCCAAACGGATTGAGATTCATTGTAAAGATACCCATCTTTTCTAAGAGTGCTTAATCCATATTCTAATTTTTCGTTCGTTACCTCTTGTTGATTTGCAATACTCAATCCAAACGCCAACATGTCAGCTAATTCATCTAACTGTACGTCTAACGGCTTACCTGGTTTCTTCTTCCAGTTCTTAAACGTTTCCAATGTATTAAACCATTCAAAGAATTCAACTACATATGCAATCTTGCTATCTCCTAAGTTCAGCGTCGGTATTCTATCGTCGAACTCCTTTTGTATTTGTAATAACTCTTGTAATTGATCTACTGTTAAATTATTCATTTATTCGTTATCTCCTATCGTTTTAATTCCTCAATAAATTTAAGCACTCTATCAATATCAATCTGTTCATTTTCTGACTTGCGTTTATTCAACCAATAATCTAACTCGTACCACCAGTCGTCGTTTAAACACTTTTCTTGTAGCAATGCATCACGTTGGTCGATGATTTCAAGCATTTACTCGTCCCCCTTAATTAGATAAATTGGTTTAGTAATAAAATCTATAATGCTAATAACTGAATCATCAGACAGTTTATAATGTGTATCTCTAATATCTCCGACCAATTGCACAATCTCTAGACTTTCGTTTGTTTCATGGTTATATACTTTATCTCCTACACTAATACTCATTTTCCTGCTCCTCCTCATATTTATAGACCACTTGCCCCGTCATAATCCCTACTGCTTCATCAAGTTCAATACCTTCTTTAACTGAATGTTGAATAGCATTTGTCATTCCCTCAAGTATTTCATCAAACGCTTGTGCTTTCTTATACACGTCCTCAATCTCTTTTAGCAATCCCTCTGTGTCATTACCGTTATACGCACTAGCACTAATAACGGACTGTTCGATTTTTTCGCGATTATTCATTTGTGTCATCCTCCATAAAATTTTATTGTTTAATTCCATTCCGAATTTAACTCTTTCATCATCGTTACCGAATTCGTTTATTAAATCTTTTTCAACGCTCTTGCAATACCTATCCCATGCGCTTGCTTTCTTCTCCAGTTCTTTGTTACAATCTCGTAACTTCGCTATATCCCCAATAAGCTCATCTCGTTGCTTCTTGTACTCTTCACGATCTTTTAATGCTTTGTGAAGTTTATCTAATAACTTGTTAGAGTTAGTACAAAGATTTTTATATTGTTCATCTGATAAGGTGAACGTCATCTCATAACCTCCAATAGCATCTCATTTTCAAAAATATTTCCAACAATTTCAATAATATCGTCATTTTCACTTAGTAATTCAGTTACATTGCTAAAAGTTATATAAAAGGCTCCTTCTTTAAACTCGATAAAACTTACTTCTCTCGAATAACAATCTTGAACAATATCCCCTTCATAAATCTCCACACCGTGCACATCTTTAAATCCTGTGTATTGTAATAGTTTTACTTCATTGAAACTTTTATAACCTGTTGAAATCAAAATGTACCCACTATTAAAATCGATTTCGTCAATAATACTCATAACTTTTTTATCTTTATCCCAAGCTTTAAATTTCAACATCATACTAGCAACTCCCCATCTTTCCAGATTAACGTCATAGTTAGGTCATCGTTTAAGATGTAGAATGCTTTGGTAGGCACACATCTGCCATATAAACATTCTTTTATACTAGTGTTCTCATATAGTGTAGAGTTATAGTCTCCTTCTTGAATCTCGAATAATTCAATCAACCTATCAACCTTAGTCTCTTCTGTGATATCTTCTTCAAATTCGACTTCAAAAGTATCATCAGCTGATACAAAACCTTTTATGATACAATTTCTTCCGTCATAAAGAGAGAAGCACTTATAATCAATATCACTCTTGGTTTGTGGATAAAAATTTCTTCCTGTTGCTAATCCAGGGTTATCCCATGCCCACTTAATTAATTCATCTAGTCTCATTTCTTTTTTTACTTTGATTTTCATTGTTATATCTCCTCTTGAATAGTGAATTTATCGTTAATTGATACGTATCCAGTCACATTACATAAGATGCTATCAACATCAAAAGTCACACAACAGTTGCGTTCAACATCGTTTGAATAGAGTCTTTTATTACCTGATAACTTGGGGTTATCCCAAGCCCATTGGATAAGTTCAGGCAAGTTCACTTCTTTTTCAATTTTGATTTTCATCATTTCCATCTCCTCTAAAATAAAGTTAGTTGCTTCTGCTCCTCGTATTCCAAACCATGTTGCTTTATATATGTTTCAAGCTCTTCCGCTGTATCAAATGTCTTTTTCACACCTTGCCAACCTGGTACGATATGTCCGTGAAAGTAATAAGTGCCATTTACTACATGGATATGTGCCACTCGTTCGTTATCCTGATACAGATATCTCTTAGAGCCGAAAAAATGTTTTAAGTATTCTTTACGTCCGCTATCTGTCATGGTCATCACTCCCACAAGTCAAATACTCTATCGACGTAAAACTTCGCCTTTGCTAAATCCTCATGACCATTCTTTAACGGTGCTCTAGACAAGTATTTAATTGCATTACCTATTGCGAATGCTAATTGTGGTGGGTACTGTGCCGTAACTTGTTCGATAAAATCTATAATTTCAATATCGCCGTATGTGTAGTGCGCTGGTCGCTTAACGTTGTCTTGCATTTCATTCATATCTACTTTTCTGTTACTGATGATGCTCATTATGCTTCACTCCATTTCTTGAACATTTGGTTATAAGTGACATCGAACCAGTACGGATCACGTGAATGTTTTTGTGGTACATCAAATAAATGTGGCTTCTTTCTTCTTAGTTCAGCTTCTTTACGTCGTTGCCTAGCCATTTCACGCTCTCGCTCCAAAGCTTTTGTTATTTGTATTTCTCTATAGTCGTTTAGCTTCATGCCGAAAGGTGCATCAATTGCTTCTGACATCTCCCAACCCTTTGCTACTCTGTTTCTAACTATTTCTGGCGTGAGTCCTTTCTTTTTCATCTGCTCATTTTCATATTCAGTGTATTTAGAAGGGAGTTTTTCTTGTGGTGGCGCAATAAGCGCATCGCCCGTTAGCCCTTTTGCTATTCTGTAATTAAGTAGTCCTTTGCTTAGGTTGTACTTTTTAACTAATTCGCTAACAGTCATCATTTTGCCGTCAACCTTTACTTTCTTAGGCTTTACTACATTTTGTATTAAATCTTTCCCCCTCGCCCCTCTGTCGTACCTAGTAATCAATGTCGATACTTTGATATCGTACTTATCCGATACATCAATAAGCGTCATCAACTTACCGTCTATTCTCACTTTCGTTTTTATGCCCGCCATTTATTCCACCTCTACATTTACATTTCTAATTTTTAAATTGTCATACTCTAGTAGTTCGTCAGGATTGTTATATAAGTAATCTGCCAGCGCTTCTTTTTCGTTATCCACATCATCAAAATGCTGATAATCTACTTCTGTAGGTATCCTTATATCAATCGTTGCGTTTATATATGCTTGTTGTTGCATTAGATCACTTCCTCAACTCTCATGATTATTTTTGGTTCTAGTCCATAACGCTTTGAGCTAGTTATTTCTGTAATTTGGTTGTCATCTTTCCATACATGACCATTACAAGCATCTAATACTGTTTTAATTAAGTTATCGATATCCGGCTTAGTCACTTTATACTGTCCAACCATTTCGCTTTTCTTTTTCTTCGACCATGATTTAAGCAATGGAAAGTAAAAGTCTAATTCGATTTTTAGCGCATGCTCTAGATTCAATTTAGGCATTTGCCCTTGTATATACGCTTTATGCTTTGTGTAAGACGTTGGCATGTAAGTATGAACAAATCTACCTGTATTACGAAAGCGTGGACGAGGCGAGCCCATAGGCGCCTCAAACGTTTCGTTAAATTTAATTTCTATTTCCATGTGCCACCTCTAAATATCAAATATCGTTGCTTGCAATCCTAGTTCTTGCTCATATAAAAGCCCGTGAGCGCCTTTGAATCGTTTTAGGTCACTATCAGTCATAATTTTCTTTTCGTCGCTGAAATGGGCTCCTGTGAGCGAATAAACTTCATTTACGTTGTCTTTATACTTGATGACCTTAATATCTTCTGTGCCATCTTCTCGGTATAAGTAATATTTTTCTTTCGGCATCTTTAACACTCCTTAATGTGCGTTTTCTTCCAGTTGATTTCATTTATGATCTTCTCTTCAACTTTGTCATAATCATCAAAAGGAGATAACTCGTTATTGTCTAACAATCTGTTAACTGCCCAACCAGTTTCTATATAGACATTTGCTACAATCGGGTCATTTTGCTTTGTCTCTTCATACATCGATTTCAATAAGCTTTTGAATTGCATGATATTCATGTGAAAAACCTCTGAGTCTTCTTGTAATACTCAAATTCAATTATTCCGGTTTCGCCGTCTTTGTTTTTGGCTATGTTACATTCAACAATAGATTTGCCAGTGATACTGTCATCTTCGTCACGGTTATAATAATCATCACGGTAAAGTAGCATTGCTAAACTCGCATCTGCTTCTATTCCACCTGATTCTTTCATGTCCGATAGCATTGGTCGTTTATCCTGCCTAGACTCGACACCACGATTCAGTTGTGAAAGTAGTACGATGATTGCGCCTGTCTCGTTAGCGATTATCTTTAAGTCACGTGATATCTTTTCTACTGCTACACGTCTATCAACTTTCGCATCAGTATCCATCAGTTGAAGATAATCTATAAAAATAACTTGTTGCCTGTCTGAATGCCTCATTGCTTGCGCTCGCACATCTTGCGGTGTGATATTACTTTTATCAGAAATATCGATGCCTAATTTCATGATTTTATCCATCGCATTCGTTAACTTTGTTAAGTCATCCGGCGTTAAGTTCCTGATTTCTTTTATCTTTGTTAACTCAATACCAGTAATTGTTGATAACATACGTTTCAATACTGATGTGCCAGTTGTTTCGAGACTAAAGAAAGATGTTTTGTATCCATTTTGTGCTATGTTCAGCATCATGTTTAATGCAAAACCTGTCTTACCCACTGAGGGACGCGCTGCGATGACGATTAATTGCGACGGCTCCAATCCCCCTATTTTGTAATCCATGAGCTTATAACCCGTCTTAATTTGCTTCTTAGGGCTATCGCTGTATAACTCATCGACAAACTCCTCAACAAACTTCTTGGTTCCGTCTTCTTTTCTGTTAGTAATTGTTTTTAAATCCTTGAGTTCATCAATCAAGTTATTAAAATTTTGGTTCGTAGGTTGTTGTTTGAACTCAGTTACCAATTCTTTCGCTTTGTTGATTTGATAACTTTCCAATAATTCTTGTTGATAACGTTCAAAGAATCCGTATCCAATGAAATCGGAGTTGTAAAGTTTAGTTATAGTATCTGCATCTAAAAACTCTTTATCTTTAGTTGCTTTTAAATAGATTTCTTGATGATCTATCTTTCCGACGTCCATTACATAATTGAAAAAGGTTTTAAACTTTTCGTTCGTAAACATGTAATCTTTAACTCTTATCTTTTCTAGTACGTCCGGTTGTTTAAGTAGCGTAGCGATTATTGTGCTTTCAATTTCAAATTGACCGTAATTCATTCGTTATCGCCCCCAAATTCTGCCAACTTATTCATGAAGTTATCTAGCGCTATTTTTCTTTGTCTGACATATTCGGGGTCATTCTGCATTTTCCATTGGTGTGTAGCGGTTTCGTTGTCTACCGGCTCAATAGATACTTTTTTAGGTGCCTTACGCATGATTGCTGGTAGGTTAGGCGGGTACGGGTTGTTACTGTTGATATATCCATCTACAGCTTTTACAGTTGGTTGATAATCCCCGTTTTGACTTAATACATCAATCCACATTTCTAACTTTGGTTTATCAAAATCGATGTTGTATACGTACCTAACTTTTTTAATAATTTCTAATGCTTGTGTTTTGCTCATCGGCATTAGTCATCACTCAATTCTTTTTCCATTTGTGCTATGACATCATCAGTAGTTTCTTTTTTAGAGTTACGAGGTTTCAATTTGTTTTCAGCACTTTCTTTATCTGAAACGCCTTCTTTATTCCAGTTCTTTAATACAGTTAGTAAGTAATTCAGACCTTTGTTGTTTTCTTTGCAGTAATCGGTAGCGACTTTTACTATTTCGAACTGATCTTGCTTAAATGATTTAATTTCGTGTTCTAACTGTTCTGCTTTTAAAGGGTTTTGTATAATTTCTAAATTGGTACTAATATACTTAAATGACTTTGAGACGTCGTCTGTCTCTCTATGTTTGTTAGTCTCTGTGTAGTCTATGGTATTGGTCGGGTCATTTTGTCCTCTTGCATCGTGCCAATTTGTCCTCATCGTCGGGCCATTTTGTCCCGATGGTCGTGCCACTAGTTTGTTTAATGTTTCATAATTGATTGAATACCATTTTGTACGGTCAAATCCAGCCTTGTTGTAGTTACCTACATGCAATAAATTTTGTTTTTCTAAACTCCCAAATGTCCTTTTTATAGTTCTCTCGCTCCAAAATGGAAATTGTTTTTGCCATTCTGGATAAGAATTAAAAATCCAAGTTTTGCCATCGTATTTATGTTTTGAGTTGTTTAGCCAATAATGAATTTGTTGCAATACTATTGCTTCGTTTAACCCTATTAATTCAGCTAATTTCGGTAATACTTGTATCGGATAGTCATCTATTAGTAACTTATTCATTTTTCTCTCCTTTCAACATTTTATTGAGCCTCTCATCAACTTTTATCCACGAGTCATGCAATTGATATTTATCATCAAACGACTTAACACCAATTGCGTGCTGTTCATTATGATGTTGTCTACACAGTGCTAACACATGTTTGTCGTAGTGATTCATCTTGTTTCTGTTCATACCTCTGCCGACTGCTTCGTAATGTGCTAAGTCAGCGTGAGGCTTTCCGCATATTACACAGTTGCGGTTAACAGTTGACCAGTATAAGAATGATTTATCTCGTTTCAGTAGATTACTCGTTTTGTAGCTAAGTGGTATGTCATTGTAGAACGTCCAGTCAAGCGTTGCTTCAATGATTTGACTTGCTTGTGTTCTCGTACAATTACTTAGTGAAATACGTTCATCATAGCCGTAGTAAGTCCTTACATACTCGATGAACATATGTCGCATATAGTCCATTGGTTGACCTGTATATTCTTCTATGTCTTTGACAAGCGCGAATATTTTTCGTCGTTGCTTGCCGGTAATTCGAAACGGATCTATGACGCTCACATCGACTTCCACATCAAACCCGTTATCAAGTAGTAATGTTTCTTTATTACCTAATTCAACACCCGAGATGACAACTGTTGTTGTACCGTCATCTTGAGTGATATAACTAGTAATTATTGGCATCTAATCATTCCAATCAGAACGGTAAGTCATCATCAATAATCGCAGTGGTATTATCAAAAGGATTATTACCAGTTTGAGTTTGTCTTTGTTGATGATAATTGTTGTTTGGTTGTTGGTTGTTATTCTTCGGTTCTAAGAATTGAACACTGTCCGCTACTACTTCTGTGACAAATACACGTTGCCCGTCTTTGTTTTCATAACTGCGTGATTGTAAACGTCCATCAACGCCAGCCAATGACCCTTTGGATAAATAATTATTTACATTTTCTGCTTGTTTTCTAAAAGTTACACAGTTAATAAAGTCTGCCTCACGTTCTCCTTGAGCGTTAGTAAATGTTCTGTTAACTGCGATAGTGAAAGTGGTAACACTCACACCATTTGGCGTTGTTCTATATTCTGGATCTTTTGTTAAGCGTCCTACTAATACTGTTCTGTTTAACATTATTGTTTTCCTCCAGTAATTGTTTTTGCGTTGTTTCGTATTTTTTGAATAGCTTCTGCTGCTTGTTTTTCTGTTAATTTATAGTTGTTTATGTCAAATTTTTGTTCTACTATATTTTGCGGCGCTTCTTTATCTGTGCCCTTAATCAAGTTAGTGAAATCTATAACTTCTTTCCTTAAAACACTTATAGTTTCGCTACTTGCCCATTGCGTTCTAGTTTGTTGTTTTGGATTATTATTTTTTCCACTTGCTTCATTTCCATCATCGTCTTGGTCACTAGTAATACCGAAAATCGCAGATAGCGAATAACGTTTAAGGTAGCTGATTAACGAGCCTGCTCCTTGTGGCGTATTCTTTTCTGCATTCATAAATACAGGATCATACTCGATATATTCACCGCTTTCATGCATAAGCATTGTAGCGACTCCTACGCGCCCGTCTACATCGTTCAAAGCCCATTGAGTATAAGACAGTCCATGAGGTGTTGCGGCCTCGTCAATGGCTTCTACAACGTTCTCAAGAGGTACGTATTTTGATTTAAAAAATGGATTGTTTTTATCTTTGAGCGGTTGTTTTACTTCCTTGCGAAATGCAACCATAGCTTTATTTATTTCAACAACTGTTTCTGATTTATTCATCACTTAATCACCAGACTTTCTGTTACCTTTAATTCAACGCCAGGAATATCTTTCCCAGCTTTCAAATCATCGATTAGTTGCTTAGAATTAAGTTTCGGGGCTTGTGATAGCCAATAATCCTTTGGAATAAGTTTTTCATCGATAATATTTTTACTAGCTCCGTTTTTGCGTTTAAAAATATGATTAGTAGCTGTGCGGTAACTATCTACTTCTTGTGTTTCTAACATTTCTTTTAAGTAATCTCTTAATCGATCAGTTAAATTTTGTTTTTGTTTTTTTAAATTTTGAAGTCGTTTAATCTCTTTATCTATGACATCTATGTCACCTAAAGTTTCACGTCTCCAATTGACAATGTTATCTACTTTGACATTCATTTCTGCTTGAATAGAATCTAATGTGTCTTTTAATAATGTTTGGTCTAATTCATCTTGATTAGACAACTCTTTAAATGCTTCTGATAACTCATATAGATTAGCCATCGCTTAACACCTCCCCCGCTAGCATCTTTTTAGCTTTCTCGTATCTAGCCAATATTGTGTTATCGTCATCTACATTGTTGTGCATATTTATTGATGCGACTTTTCCTAAATAGTCATCGCTGTAGTGCCAGACCCATATAACGTTGTACTTATAATCAACTTGATAAGAAGTGCTTTGTACACGTTCTATTAAGTCAATTGCCATTCGTTTAAATTTATGTGGTTTCATATCGCACCTACCATTTCATGACTAAGTTAATTAGTCTGTCATAATCATCTGCGTTTTCTTCAATCCATTCGTAAATAGATTGATTTAATATGTCTAATGCTGTGTATAGATCGTTCTCATTAGTTATGTTTATGCCGTCGATAAACTTATCTTCTAAATCTAAGATATTCACCAGAATGCTGTGGTCCTTCTTCTTAACTGCTAATTTAAAATCAAATCCGTCTACATTAATTACCTTCTGACATACATCGCCTATTTCGTAATACATCTTGACTTCCTCCGTTTTTCGTTTTATATTGAACATGAATTTTTTCTTAAGTGTTTGATACTGTTACTTGCTCCAACAAGTAGCAGTTTTTTTATTCTTCATAAAAGTATTCCTTATAAAATATGAATGTTGCTATACTTGCGAATCCCGCAATCGACCACGCTGTAGTGAAGTACAGAAACGGCATGAGTACAATCGCTAAGACTGTGAAGCATAATACTGCTAATAGATAGCTTTTATAAATGTTACTCATTTGATAATCCTCCTATAATTCGTATTCATTAATCATTAAATTGGTACCGATAAATTGAATAGCTTTGTCAATTTTTATATAACGCTTTTGTCCTCGACCAAATCTGTACATGCATTCTTTTTGAAACTCTTTGTTCGAGTAGACTTTTTTCTCTAGATCATCTTTTGAAATGCCACTTATTTTTACAAACGCATTTGCGTCTGCATATCCGATGTATTCCATATTCAGCCTCTCCTATATTTCGTTTTAAAATTTCATTTCAATTTGCTTGATTCTGTATAAAGTAGCTTGTGACGGGAACCAATTAGCAATCATTTCAATTACATCGTCGAAATGTTTTTGTCTTACGTTCGTTCTTGAACTCGCACCAGTCATCTTTTTCACTTCTGAATTAATATCCCTGAATAATTCGCTACGTTGTTTTTGGTTTGTTATCGCATGTAGTCTTTGTATATGAGCTACTCTTTGATTGATTGTTCTAGTTAAGAAGTTGTAATCTCCCGCATCCAGTTTTTGATTTTCTTTCAAATCAATAACATCATCTTTCACGTTTTTAATTTCTTGTTTAGTTTGTTCTGTAGCTTCAAACATTAATCTCAATGCTTGCATTGGGTCGCTAGGTATTTGGTACGCTCCTGTTTTTCTTAACGTTGGTAAAACTTCCGAAGTTACCCAACGTTTGAATTTCCTAGCGGTTTCTCTAATGTTTTCGTTTTTACTTTGTTTAGAAGCGTCAAAGATTAAACTGTATAATCCAGATTCGTTGATGATGATCATATTTCTGTTTTGACCTGACGCACTAATTTGGTGCATCAGCCTATCTTCACTATCAACATGATTGCGTATGGCGTTATCTGCTCGTGCATACCCTAAAATTTCAGCAACATCCTTACCTAAAAAGAAGGGTTCTCCTTCCACTTCAATTTTCCTTACTGGTAATTCTTCAAAATTAAATGTTTGTAATTCTTGCATTTCAGTTCCCTCCTTTATCACTTAAAGTGATATTAATGTTAAATTTTTTTAGCCTTTATATAATCAACTTCTGTGTTGAATAATTTGGCTAAAGCATACAATTGTAAGCCTTTTAATTCTGCGTCATCTTTTTCCCATCTTATTACAGATTGTTTAGTAACGCCTAATTTATCAGCGACATCTTGTTGTGTCATATTCGAATTAGTTCTCCAGACCTTTACAGAGAACTCTTTAAAATTTTCTGGCATTTCGTATCACCTCCCGTTGACATTTACAACTATACTATCACTTAAAGTAATATGTCAACACCTAAAGTGATATTTATTTCAAAAAAGTAATATTTTGTATTGAAAAGTGATATTACTTATGGTAAATTAGTATTACATTAAGTAATACTAAAGGAGAAAATTATGGAATATAAGAGTGCTAGAAAAATTTTATCAGAGAACTTAGAGCAACTTATGAAAGAGAACAACATTACTCAAGTAGAATTGTCTGAAGCAATCGGGGTAAGTCAATCAACAATCTCTAACTGGCTTAAAGAACTTAAATATCCTAGAATATCAAAAGTCCAACAATTAGCAGATTACTTTAATGTACCTAAATCGAGAATTACAGAAGAAAGAAGTATTCATCAAGAAACTATAGCCGGTCATGCAAATAAAGATGAATTTACTCCCGAAGAATGGGAAGAAATCGAAAATTTTATGCAATGGGTTAGAGATAGAAAGAAATAAGACACCAAAGGGGTTTGGCGCATGGGAAAATACGAAGAATTGCTTATGAAATGTGAAGTTGAAGTGAAAGAAACACAAAGAGTACCTCGAGGATTCGATGGTTGGTATCAAGAAGGAGAAATTTTTATTAGACCTTCCTTATCCGAAAGGAACAAATTAGAAGTATTATATGAAGAACTTGCCCACCACAAGTTGACGTATGGCAACATTTTAGATCAATCGAAATTCAACAATCGCAAGTTCGAAAATTACGCAAGACGACACGGCTTTATCTCAGCAGTCCCGTTACGCGAAATTGTAGAAGCTTACAATTATGGCGTACGTAACTTGTATGAGTTGTCTGAGTATCTACAATTAAGCGAAGAATACATATTGGAGGCAATAGAACAATATAAGAAGATATACGGTATTGGAACTCACTATGGCGAGTATTCGATTACATTTGAGCCGTTGAGAGTTTTTAAATATAAAGAAATATGAGAAAAGGAGTCGTATAAAAGATGAATCAAGTTCCTAATGATAAGTTAACAGTTAAAGAGTCTTGGACTGCCGGAAAAATTCGAGGGAAGTTAAATAAAGGTCAAAAACAAGTATTTGATCGTATGTCAATTTCTGAAAAACGTGATATTATCGAAAAATTTAATAACAATATTCCTTTTGAAGTAGAAGAAATCGAAAGAAATCAGGAAACAAAATACAAAATTATCGAAAAAACTTTAAATAAACGCGAACTAAATACAATGTCTGAGAGCGGTAAAGATATGTTGTTAAAAAATAAAGTTGGTCAATTTATAGATAGCTTTTCAACGCGTTTCAGTAGTTCGTTTTCTAATCCTAATAACGCTGGTCAAATGTTTACTTATGAAATGATAAATCAAAACTTCGTCTTAATAGAGATGTTAGACGAACATCTTAAAAACGAAAACAAAATCATAGAACAAAACAATGAAATCATAGATTTATTAAAACAAATAGCGAATAAAGGGGTATAAAACATGAAAAGATTATTATATTTAGTTTTAGCTAGTACGTTAGTGTTAAGTGCATGCGGTAGCAACGACGGCGATAAGAAAGAGGAAAATAAGAAAACGGAAACAAAGAAAGAGAACAAAAACAAAAAGAAAGTAACTAAAGACAAAGCAGAATCGAAAAAAGAAAATGCTAATCAAAACGATAACAATAATCAAGTAAACAACGAGAACAACACAAATGTTAACGATCATCAACAAACTAATAACGCACCTAAGCAAAATCAAACACAAAATAATCCCGCTTCTAATAAAAAGAACAATGCGCCAGTAAAAGATGAGTTTTCAAGCGACACATCTTATAACGCTTATCAAGAAGCTAAAAGAGCAACAGAAGAAAACAAACGTCAGAATGGTGGACATACTGCCGGCATAGGTGGTTCATGGGCAGTACAAGACGGACAAGACTATAATTCATGGAAGAAAGCACAAAATGATTTTGACAATTTCAAACGTCAAAATAGTGAAGTGATTCAACAATAAAATTTCGGGTAGTCTCGCCTACCCTTATTATTTTTTGCCAATTTTGAGGAGGAAAAGTAAAATGGCGTCATTTACAATTACAAAAAGGAAGAATAAAGCAACAGCATCTTGGCAGTACGACGTAAAACATCCGTCTTTCAAATCAGGAAAGAAAAGAAAGTCAGGATTCAAAACTAAAGCTGAGGCAACCAACGCTGCTCAACAACTGCTTAGAGATTTGGATGATGGAAATAATTTAGATGAAAATAAAAAGTTTGAAGAATATTACAATGATTGGTTAGATTCAAAAAATAAGAAACATGTCGCTTCACAACAATTCTATTGGTATCAACGTTCATTAAAATTATTTAACGAATATTTCGGGAGTGATTTTTTAATAAAAAACATCAAACGTTCGGAGTATCAAAAGTTTTTGAACGAATTCGGTCGAGGTCGTACTAATGAAACGGTTCGTAAATTAAACAGTTGTTTATCACAATGCTTCAGAGATGCAGTATATGAGGGCTATTTAAAGAAAGACCCTAGCTATCAAATAGATATTCGTGGTACAAAAAAATCAAAAGACGAACACTCTAAATTCATCACCATAGAACAATACTTGCAATTGATAGAATACTTTAAATCTAGAGACGAATCGAGTTATATTTTTTTATTCATCCTAGCTATCACTGGTGCAAGATACAGCGATGTAATTAATATGTTGCCTATCGATCTAAACGAAAAAGAGGGTACAATACATCTTCGTGGAACAAAAACAGTTAACGCGGACAGACTTGTGGAGGTACCAAAAAAGGATATACAACATATTAAAGCTAAATTAGCAAAATTACCAAAACGTACAGATAATAAGTTGTTTAAATTGAGTCATAATGCCGTTAAAAAGTCATTTAACCATGCTAAGAGTCAAATAGGACTAAATGATACTAAAATAACACCTTATTCATTAAGACACACGCATACATCTTTCCTACTTTCTAAAGGTATACCTATTGAATATATTAGCAAAAGATTAGGCCATTATAATATATCTATAACTTTAGACACCTACTCTCACTTACTTGATGAACATAAAAAAGAGCAAGGTCAACGTGTCAGAAAATTATTTTCTTGACACATATTTGACACTTGCTAGATTAAAACCCCATTAAATCAAGGTTTCCAAGCATATTTTTATGGAGACGGCGGGAT